ATGCTGAACTGGCGGCGGCCCTTCGGGGATCGACGGCGTGTCACTGCGCCCGAAGAAAAGGCCAGCCGTGTCGGCGCCCTGATCGCCCTGGCGGGCAGCGGCCGGGCGCGATGGACCCCGAAGGACTACGCCAGTCTGGCGACCGCGGGGTTCACCCAGAACCCGGTGGCCTATCGCTGCGTCCGGATGATCGCGGAAGCAGCGGCGGCCACACCGCTGGCGGTGTTCGTGAACGGCGTCCGGGATGACGATCATCGGCTGGCGGCGCTGCTGGCCCGCCCGAACCCTGAGCAGTCCGGGGTCGAATGGCTGGAGAGCTTGTACGGCGCACTACAAACGGCGGGGAACGCCTATGTCGAGGCCTCCGGGGACGAGACGCCGGATGAGTTGTGGGGGCTGCGCCCTGACCGGATGAAGGTGGTGCCGGGCCGAAGCGGTTGGCCCGAGGCCTATGAGTATGCGGTCCACGGTCGGTCAGTGACGTTGGCGCGGGCGGCTGACGGGTGGATGCCCGTTCTGCACCTGAAGCTGTTCCACCCCGTGGACGACCACTACGGCTTTTCGCCACTGGAGGCGGCGTCCTTCGCCATCGATGTGCACAATGCCTCGGGTCAGTGGAACAAGGCGTTGCTGGACAACTCCGCCCGTCTATCGGGAGCGTTGGTCTTCGCGGCGAGGGACGGTGAGCGGCTGACGGACGAGCAGTTCGTGGCGCTGAAAGCCCAGATCGACGACATGCACAGCGGCTCTGCCAACGCGGGGCGGCCGTTGGTGCTGGAGGGCGGGCTGGACTGGAAGCCGCTGAGCTGGACGCCGGCGGACATGGATTTCATCGCCGGCAAGCACGCGGCTGCGCGCGAGATCGCTCTGGCCTTCGGCGTGCCGCCCCAGTTGTTGGGGATCCCCGGCGACGCGACCTACGCCAACTATCGGGAGGCCAATGTCGCCTTCTGGCGGGGAACTGTTGCGCCGTTGGTCCGGAAGACGGCAGCGGCGTTGACCGGTTGGCTGGGCGAGCGGTTCCCGGGCGCGCGTATCGAGGCGGATCTGGACGCCGTTCCCGCCTTGCAGCCCGAGCGAGAAGCTTTGTGGGCGCGACTGGAGGCGGCCAGCTTCCTGACGGATGAGGAACGCCGGCGAATGGCCGGGGTAGGCGCATGAGCGCGGATGTGGTGCGGAAGGCGCCGGTCGCCCTGATTGCCGCACTGATGATGCAGACGATCGGCGGTCTGGTCTGGGCCGGTGGCGCCGCGGCCCGGATAGCGACGCTGGAGGACAGGGTTGGCGAGCAGCGCCTGGTCGCCGAGCGCCTGGCTCGGCTGGAGGCGCAGGGCGAGGCGACCCGGGCGGCGGTGGACCGGATCGAGCGGCGACTGGAGGCGCTGTGATGACGGATGTGACGACACGCGCGGGACTGGCCATTGAGGGCTACGCCTCGTTGTGGGGCGTGGCGGACCTGAACCGCGACGTGGTGGCGAAGGGGGCGTTCGCGGCGAGTCTGGCGAAGGTTGGGGCAGGCGGAATCCGCATGCTGCATCAGCACGAGGGACGGGCGGTCGTCGGGGTCTGGGATCGGTTGGTGGAAGACGACCGGGGGCTGCGCGTCAGCGGGCGGATCATGGACTGGTCGGCCGAGGCGCGCTTTGCGGCGGCGTTGGCCAGGGCGGGGGCGATGGACGCGTTGTCGATCGGGTTCCGAGCGGTCCGGGCGCGACGGGAGGGCGCGTTGCGCGTGCTGTCCGAGCTCGACCTTTGGGAGGTTTCGCTGGTGACGTTCCCGATGTTGCCCGGCGCGCGGTTCAGCCTTTCCCGATGATCCGGGAGGTTTGCCAGTTGTCGAGGGCCTTGCGGAGCGTGTTCAGCACAACCGGCTGTTTGGCGGCGCGGCCCGCGAAGATGGCGAAGAACACGGCCAGAGCCAGCGGCAGCCGGAACACGAAGACCAGGAGCACGGCGACAACGCCGATCAGGGCCCAGAGGCCGATCAGGAGCGAGCTCTGGTCCGTGGGGACGCGGACATCGGGCGGGCGGCCCGCCTTCAGAATTTCGCCGAGCCCCGTGGACGGGAAATGGCGGTCGGGCGCATCGACCGCCTGGACCCGCTGCAATGCGCCGACATTCACGAGCGGGGGTGGCTCGATGGACGCTGGCGGATGGTCCTTGCGACGCTGCAGGTCGCGCAGGGGGCTGGGTGGCATCTGCCGCTCAGGCTCAAATGGAATGGATTGCCCCTGGGCGTTGACGGTGAAGACCTGATCGAAGGCCACGGTGGCGAAGTCGATCGCGCGGGTGTCCTGGCCGTAGCTGTCGCCCAACAGGCCCAACAACACGCCCTGGCGCACACGGGCCTTGAAAGCGATCGGGTCGGGCAAATGTCCGACCATGGCGTGGACGGCGCCGAGGTCGCCGGTTGGACCTGAGACGGGCGGCGGGCGGTGGCGATCGACAATCGTCTCGGTGAACAGGCCGAAGCCGGAGTTGCGGCGTTGGCTGGGCCGGCTCTCCTCGAACTGTCCGGCGAGGTCGGGGACCTCGGCGCGCAGATCATGAGCGAGCGCGTCCATCACCGCGCGTTCGAGGCGGGTGTAGCGGCTCACCGGGCGGCTCCTGAACGAGCGTCCGCAAGGCCGATGAGGCGAAGAGTTTCGGGGCGATCCACGTCCCGACCCTAACCGCGATCCGCGGTTCTTCAATATCGGAGACAGCATGAAAGAGACCAAACAGGCCCCGGCCACGCCGGAGGCGCGCGCCGCCATGCATGAAATGATGGCGGCGTTCGAGGCATTCAAAGGGGCCAATGACGCCCGTCTGGACGAGATCGAACGCAAGGCGTCGGCGGATGCGCTGCTGGAGGAGAAGGTCGCGCGCATCGACCAGGCGGTGGCCAGCGCTCAGGCGCGGCTGGATCGGGTGGTGAGCGATGGACGCCGTCCGCCGCTGGGCATCGAGCCGAAAGCGGTCGAGGCGCCCGAGGCCAAGGCGGCGTTCGACGGGTATCTGCGGGCGGGCGCGTCCTTCGGTTTGGAGCTCAAGGCGGGTCTGTCCTCTGCGTCGAACTCGGCCGGCTACGTGGTGCCGGAGCAGACCGAAAGGGCCATCGAACGCCGGCTGATGGCCGGTTCCCCCATGCGCGAGATCGCGACGGTGCGGACAGTCCAGGCCGGTGTCTTCCGCAAGCCGGTGTCGATTGCCGGCGTCGGCTCCGGGTGGGTGGCCGAGACGGCGGCGCGACCGGAGACTGACCCCGCCACTCTGGCTCTGCTGGAGTTTCCGTCAGCGGACCTCTACGCCTGCCCCGCGGCGACCCAGTCGCTGCTGGATGACGCCTTGGTCGATCTGGACGAATGGCTGGCCGCCGAGGTCGAGGACGCCTTCGCCGCTCAGGAGACCCAGGCCTTCGTCAATGGCGACGGCAGCAACAAGCCGCGCGGCTTCCTCGGCTATGACATCGTCGCGGACGCCGATCAGGAATGGGGCGAAATCGGCTATGTCGCGTCGGGCGCAGCCGGGGCCTTCGCTTCGACCAGTCCGACGGATCGGCTGATCGATCTGGTCTACGCCCCCAAGGCCCAGTATCGGCCCAACGCCCGCTTCGTCATGAACCGCCGCACGGTCTCGGCGGTGCGCAAGTTCAAGGATGCGGACGGCAACTACATCTGGCAGCCGGCGCAGCGCGCGGGGGAGACGGCGTCACTGCTGGGCTATGCGGTCAGTGAGATCGAGACGATGCCCAACATCGGGGCCAATACGGCGGCGATCGCGTTCGGAGATTTCCGGCGCGGCTATCTGATCGTCGACCGGGCCGGGGTGCGGGTGCTGAGGGATCCTTACTCGGCCAAGCCCTATGTCCTCTTCTACACCACCCGACGCGTCGGCGGCGGGGTGCAGGACTTCGACGCGATCAAGGTGATGAAGTTCAGCGCGACCTGACACGCGCGCACAGACGGCGGGCGGCGGGCTCCTTGAGCGCCGCCGCCCATCCTCCAGACAATCGAGGTTCCCATGACGGCGCCGGTGTCTCTCACCGAGGCGAAGCTGTTCCTGCGCGTCGAACATGACGCCGAGGATGGGCTGATCCAGATGCTGATCGACGCCGCCCGGGCGAGGGTCGAGGGCGATGTCGGGCTGGTCCTGACCTCCACCTCGCCGGCGCCGCTGCGGCTGGCGATCCTCATGCTGACCCTGCACGGCTATGAGCGAGGCGAGGATGATCCTCCGACCTCATGCGTGGAAGCGTGGTTGGCGCCCTACCGCGTGGTGCGTCTGTGATCGCCGCGCGTCTGCCGTTGCTGGCCGACCTGTTCGAGGTGGTCGAGGCGGAAACGCCCTACGGCGGCCGGAGCGTTTCCTATGAACCGGTCGGCTCCGCGTGGCTGAGGCTCGGGACGCCGCGGCGGCGGGAACGGACCGAGGCGGGCCGGGGGTCGACGGTCGAAACCCTGACGGCCGAGAGCAGGATCGATTCCCGGCTGACGGTTGGGCGCGTGCTGCGGTTCGGCGGCGGGCATTGGCGGATCGTGTCGGGGGAAGCCGATAGCGCGCGCGTCATCCTGAACCTGGAGCGAACGAGATGAGCCATGAGTTGGCCCTGCAGAAGGCGCTTGTCGCGCGGTTGAGGGCGGATCCCGCCGCAGAAGTCCTGCTGGGAGACCGGGTGTGGGACGCTGTCCCGCCGGAGCCGGGCTATCCCCACCTGATCATTGGACGCAGCGAGAGCCGCCCGGTGGCCGCGGACGGCGGCGGGGTCGAGCATCTGCTGACCCTGACGATCGTGTCTCGCTTTCAGGGCGGTGAGGAAGCGAAGGCGGCGTTGGCGGCGGTGCGGACATGCCTGACCGACACGACGCTTGAAGCGGATGGGGTGCGGACAGTCAGCCTGGGCGTGCGCTTCACCGACGTCTGGCGATCACCGACGGGCCCCCGGACCTACGCGGTCCTTCGGGTGCGGGCCGTCACTGAAGAGATCTGAACAGGACGGAGATTCAAGATGAGCGCTCAACGGGGCAAGGACATCCTGCTGAAGATCGAAAGCGAGGACGGTGGCTTCGCCACAGTCGCGGGCCTGAGGGCGCGGACGATCGCGCTGAACGCGCGCGCCGTGGATGCGACGGATGGCGACAGCGCGGGACGATGGAGAGAGCTGTTGTCCGGCGCGGGCGTGCGGTCGGCGGCCGTCAATGGACAGGGTGTGTTCCGGGACGCGGCGTCGGACGCCCTGATCCGAGAGGCCTTCTTCAGCCAGACGGCGAAGATCTGGCGACTGATCGTGCCGGACTTCGGTCAGTTGGAGGGCGCCTTCCTGGTGGCGGCGCTCGAATACGCCGGTGAGCACGAAGGCGAGGCGACGTTCGCCATCAGTCTGGCCAGCGCCGGCGAGATCGCCTTCGAGGCCTTGTGATGAACGGCGTACGGGGCGAGGCGCGGGTCAGGTTGGCTGGACAGGAGCGAACCCTGTGCCTGACGCTGGGCGCACTGGCGGAAATCGAAACCGCTCTGGGCGTCGCCGGGCTGGGCGGACTGGCGGAGCGGATGAGGACGCTGTCTGCGGGAGATCTGACAGCGGTCCTGGCAGCCTTGCTCCGGGGCGGCGGGGAACTGGCGCTGGCGGAGGGACTGGCCGCCGCGGCCGTTGATCCGCGAGAGGCTGCAGAAGCTGTGGCGAAAGCATTCAGGGCGGCGGCCGAATGAAGACGGACTGGGGTGAAATGCTTCGGTTCGCCGCCAGGCTCGGTCTGCCGCCAGCGGACTTCTGGCGGGTGTCGCTCAGAGAATGGCGGATGCTGACGGCCTCTCCCGCAGCGCCGGAGGCGATGGGACGGGCCGTGTTCGAACGGCTGGCGGAGGCATGGCCTGATGACTGACACGTTCAAATCCGACGGATTGGATGCGACGCCTCGCCGGGCCGCGGAAGCGGCGGCGGCGCTGGAGAGTTTGCGGGAACCGGCGGAGCGCGCGGCGTCCGCTGTCGAAGAAGCTTTCGGGAAGGCGGCCGATGGGCTGGCGCGATCACTCTCGCGCGCCGCGGCGGACGGCGAGATCACGCTCGCTGAGTTGGCCCGGGCCGTCTTGTCGGTCGTCAACAGCGGGAACGGCGCCTCAGGGTCGGGACTGTCGAACGCCATCACCAATGCGGTCTCGGGCCTGTTCTCGGGAAGCCGGGCGGATGGAGGTCCGGTCGCGGCCGGCGGCGCCTATCTTGTCGGCGAGCGTGGCCCGGAGGTGTTCCGGCCGACGGGGGCGGGGACGATTGAAGCGACCGGCGCGGGAGGGGTGACGGTGAACATTACTTTCGACGGCGGCGCACCGGCGTTTCTGCGATCCGAAGCCCAGATCGCGCAGATGCTGGCCCGGGCGGCGGCGCTGGGCGCGAGGAGGGGGTAATGTCATTCCATGAAGTGCGGCTGCCCGCCCGCCTGGCGTTTGGTTCGACCGGCGGTGTGGAACGACGAACCGAAGTCGTGACGCTGGGTTCCGGTTACGAAAGACGGTCGACGCCCTGGGCCGCCGGGCGGCGGCGATATCTGATCGGGGCGAACCTCCGTTCGCTGGATGACATGGCGACGCTCACGGCCTTCTTCGAGGCTAGGCGAGGACGGCTGTATGGCTTCCGCTTTCGGGATTTCGCCGACTTCAAATCGTGCGCGCCAGGCGGGGTTGTCTCGCCCGCCGACCAGTGGCTGGGTGAAGGCGACGGTGCACGGACGGCGTTTCCGTTGTGCAAGGTCTATGGCGAAGGGGCGGATGCATGGAAGCGGGGCATCGGCAAACCGGTTGAAGGCTCTGTCCGTGTTGCGGTGGACGGCAATGAGACTTCAGCGTTTGAGGCGGACCCGAGCACCGGGCTGGTGATGTTGAGCAACGCGCCGGCGGCCGGTGCGACGGTCACGGCGGGGTTCGAATTTGACACCCCGGTACGCTTTGACTCGGACCGGATCGAGGTGACGCTCGAGAGCTTTGACGCCGGCCGGATGGGGGCCCTGCCGCTGGTTGAGATCAGGATCTAGGTCATGCGCGACATTCCGACCGAGATGGTCGCCCGCATTGAAAGCGGTGCGGCGACGCTTTGCCATGCCTGGTTGCTGACCCTGCGGGACGGTGCGCGGATGGGCTTCACGGACCACGACCACGACCTTGAGGTCGAAGGCGTCAGTTGCAGGGCCGGTAGCGGCTGGACGACCGGCGCGATGGAGAGCGGCGCGGACCGCGTGGGCATGGTGTCGGTCGCGGGCGGTCTCGACGACGATGCGATCAACGCCGGTGACCTGGAAGCCGGTCTGTATGACGGCGTCGCTGTCGAGCTGTGGAAATTGGACTGGGCGCGACCGGATCTGGCGGTGCGCCTGTGGCGCGGGCGAGTCGTCCGGGTCTGCAGGGAGGGTGACGGGTTCACCGGCGAGTTGGAAGGACCGTTGGCGGCGCTGGATCGGGTGATCGGCCGAACATTCGGTCGCGACTGTGACGCCGACCCGGGTGACAGCCGCTGTGGTGTTGACCCGGCGATCTTCGCGGGACGGGGGTGTGATCGGCGGTGGGGAACCTGCGTGGGGACCTTCGGCAACGGAGCCAATTTCCGCGGCTTCCCCGATATCCCGGGCGACGATTTCCTGACTGCCTCACCGGTCGAAGGCGGGCGGAATGACGGCGGGAGCCGTCGATGAACACGCGGGCCCTGGCTGCGGCGCGGCTTTGGCTGGGCACGCCCTACAGGCATCAGGCCAGTTTGAAGGGCGAAGGGGCGGACTGCCTTGGGCTGGTGCGCGGGGTGTGGCGGGAGGTGGTCGGAACGGAGCCGGCGCCGGTCCCGGTCTATGGCCCCGACTGGGCCGAAGCGGGAGGGCGGGAACTGCTCTGGACTGCCGCGAGACAATGGCTGGTCGAGATCCCGGTCGATCGGGCGCGGGCGGGAGATGTGCTGTTGTTTCGGATGGCGCCGGGCGTGCCGGCCAAGCACTGCGCAATCCTGAGCGATCCGACCGGCGAGGGGCGGATGATCCACGCCTATTGGGGTCGGGCTGTGGTCGAGAGCTGGATGGGGCGGTGGTGGCGCAAGCGGTTGGTCGCCGCCTTTGCCTGGCCGGCCGCCGCCCATGTTGGAAACTGA